CTATGAGAAGCGTATTAGTGCCATAGAAGCCCGTCTTGAGAAGATGAGAAATGGTCACTGAAACCATCACATTGATACTATACCTATCAGGTCACATAGCAGAGCATACAGCATACGAACGGTTATCTAATTGTTTGAAAGCTAAACGTACCATAGAACGAAACTTATACAAGGATACAGGCACAGTTCGATATTCCTGCGAAAACAAAACAGTCGAGATTAGCAAGGGTGTAGACGGTAAAAACTATATTGTAAAGATTGTGGAGTGATTTATGGTTGTAGCAGAGGTACTGACAGGAATCGCTCTCGTAAAGCAGGCCACAGACTTTATCAAGTCTAATATCAACACTGTTAAAGATATCGGTCAAATAGCAGGTCAAATTGATGACCTGTTTCGCGGGGAACACGAAGCTCAAAAAGCACGTAACAAAAAAGCAAGTGTAGACACTTTTAGTGTAAACTCCGTTGCCCAAGAAGTTATTGATGCGAAGTTAGCGGCTGAAAAACTACGTGAAGTATCTGTACTCGTAGATATGAGATTTGGACCCGGAACGTGGGCAGGTATTGTAAACGAACGTGCCAAAAGAATACAGGAAGCAAAAGAGGCAGAGAGGAAAAGAAAGATAGAGCAGGCTCGTAAAGAACACGAGTTTTGGGAAGCAGCAAAGGCAACAGCAATAGCTGTAATTGCAATAGTAGCAATGGTTACCTGTTTTGTTGTTGTGTTGACTTCTTCTATCTAGAATTGTATACTAAAGTATTTGGAGAAATAAATGTCTTTACCTAAACTAGCTATTGATGCTTTGCTGTTTAAATATCAAGCGGAGATGAAAGATGCAACGTATGTACTCACTAATTATCTCAACAATGCAGTCGCTGTGGGGGAACATCCAGACTTGCTTGAAGAGATGGATAAAGCTATTGATAAGTATGCTGAAGCAAATGAAAAGTTTGCTACGCTTGTAAAGCTAACTCAGGAGAACAAAGATGGCACTAAAAAAGAGCCAACGCTCTTTGAAGGCATGGACTAAGCAGAAGTGGCGCACCAAAAGTGGTAAGCCGTCGACACAGGGTCCAAAAGCAACCGGGGAAAGATATTTACCTGAGAAGGCCATTAAGTCCCTATCAGCGAAAGAGTACGCTGCAACAACCCGTGCTAAAAGAAAAGCAACTAAAGCAGGTAAACAAGTCTCCAGACAACCCAAAAAGATTGCTAAAAAAGTACGTCGTCATAGAAGAGTAACATGACCTATCTTGAATTAATTAATGCTGTTTTGCGGGAAATAAATGAAGTGGAAATTACCACGGTCAGCACGACTCGTGGTATTCAATCATCTGTAAAAGATTTTATTAACAAGTCACAGCGGGACATTATCAACTCTGAGGTTGAGTGGCCTTTCACTGTAGTTAGTCAATCCTTTACTACCACAGCAAGCACCGCCGAATACAGCCGTGAATCAGATGCAAAGACAATAGACTTTGACAGCTTTACTGTACAGGAATCTGCTACAACAGCGGAGAAAGCATTGCAGTACCTGTCTTTTGAAGAATACCTAGAACGTTTTAACGAAACCGATACTAATCCAAACGGTGATGCAGAGGGATTACCCCGTTACGTATACTCAACTCCTGACAACAAGATTGGTTTGTCTCCTGTTCCTGATGTAGCAACTTACACAGTTCGCTACTATTATTATCAGACAACATCTGACATGTCTGCAAACACAGATACACCAACGATACCCGAACGTTTTCACGACGTGATAGTTAACCGTGCAAGATACTACGCACACATGCTTCGTTCAGATGTGCAGTTTTCGCAGCTTGCGTTGCGTGATTACGAACAGGGACTTGCTCGTATGCGTATCGAACTGATTAACAAGAAAGACTACATGAGAGCAGTTTAATGGCAGATACCTCGCTTCTTAGCCCGTTTGTTGTCCGCTTGGGCGGTGGCTTGGTACTGGATAAGGATACGTTTTCTATCCCGCCCGGTGCTGCCTTACAGTTACAAAACTTCGAACCAGATATCAACGGTGGCTATCGTCGTATCAACGGCTTTACCAAGTTCGACAGTAATCAGGTAGGGGGTTCTTCGGGTACAATTCTTGGCGTACACATATATAAAGACCAAGCGATTGTTGCAAAAGGTACGTCTGTATTTAAAAGCACAGGTAGCGGATATACTAGCATAGATACAGGTCGCACCAGTGCTGGAAGATACAACTTTGTAAATTACAACTTTGACGGCACAGACAAGATGCTTATGGTAGACGGTGCAAATCTTGCATCTGTTTTCGATAACTCTTCTGTAACAGACGTTAGCGCATCTGGTAGACCTGCTAACCCCAAGTTTGTAGAGATATTTAGAAGCCACGCATTTTATGCTGGCATGTCTGCAAGTCCACAGGAACTTATATTTAGTGTTCCGTTTGATGAGGATAGCTTTGATGCGTCATTAGGTGCGGGTAGCATCAAGGTAGACGAACCTATCGTAGGCATCAAGGTCTTCCGTGAAAACCTGTTTGTTTTCTGCGAGGATGCTATCTTCAAGATTACAGGTTCTAGCTTAACTGATTTCGCTGTCGTTCCCGTTACTCGTGCTATTGGTTGCGTTGATGGTTTTAGTATTCAGGAAATATCAGGTGACCTTGTTTATCTAGCTCCCGATGGTTTACGTACGATTGCTGGTACTGAAAGAATCGGAGACGTGGAACTTGGTACTATTTCTAAACAGGTGCAGCCTCGTCTGGACAACATAGACACAGACCGCATCTCCAGCGTTGTTGTTCGTAGTAAGTCTCAATATCGTTTGTTTTTCCCTGATGACACTGGTAGTGCTATATCTTCACCCGGATTATTAGGAGTAATTAAAGCAGGTGTTGATGGCGGAGTTGGATGGGAGTACGCTGATATACGTGGTATTCGACCCTCCTGTTGTACATCAGGTTTTATTAATGGTGTAGAAACAATCCTACACGGGGGGTATGACGGCTTCGTATTTAAACAAGAATCTGGAAATGATTTTGATGGCACGGACATGTCTGCTATCTATCGCGGTCCAGACTATACGATGGGTGATGCTGGCATCCGTAAGATGATGCAACGTATCATTTGGAACTATGATAATGAGGGTGCGGTTAATTCTAACTTTCGTATACGTTATGATTTCAATTCTAACGAAACACCGCAACCTTCTATATACACCCTGAACACAGGGGCTGCTGTAGCTATCTACGGTAATACTTCGTCAACTTACGGAACAGCCGTGTACGGTTCATCAGGAACCCCTCTCGTACGACAAAGCGTAGAAGGTGGCGGATTTACAGTTGCAGTGCGATTAGACGATACAGCAGGGGCTGCACCAATTTCATTGAAAGGCTACCAACTGGAATTTACTCCGGGTGGAAGGAGATAATAAATGGCAGGATATACCAGACAATCCACGTTCACTGATGGCGACGTTATTACCGCTGCCCATAGTAACGATGAATTTAACCAAATTCTTGCAGCGTTCGTAAATACATCAGGTCACAAACACGACGGTACAGCAGCAGAAGGTCCGGTGATTGGTTTGATTGGTGACCCCGGTGTTGCCACACCACTAAACAAGGTTGTCATAGATAATCCTAATAATCAGATTGAGTTCTCTGTAGATGTATCAAGTTCATCTGTAGAGCAGTTCGTTGTTAAAGATGGTGTAATCGAACCTACGACTACCAACGATATCGACCTTGGCGCAAGTAGTAAGCAGTTCAAAGACTTGTACTTGGATGGTACGGCAACCATCGATGGTCTTGCCATGCCAACAACTACTGTTACGGACATCCTCGATGAAGACAACATGGCATCCAACAGCGCAACGGCGTTGGCAACACAGCAATCAATCAAAGCGTACGTTGACACACAGCTAACTGCAGAGGACTTGGACTTTCAGGCAGATAGCGGTGGCGCACTCAGCATAGACTTAGACAGTGAAACACTTACATTCACTGGCGGCACAGGTATTGATACTAGTGGTTCTGGCAATGCTGTCACGTTCGCTATCGATAGCACTGTTACAACCCTAACAGGTTCGCAAACTCTTACCAACAAGACCCTAACCACACCAATTATTGCAGAGATTGATTCTGGTGCAGCAATTACTCTCGATGCAACCACAGACATTGTTCTGGATGCAGACGGTGGTGACATCACTCTCAAAGATGGGGGTACAACGTTTGGTAATCTGAACAACTCATCAGGCGAGTTAGTTATTCAGAGTGGTAGCACCCCAACTACCGCTATCACTATGAGTGGTGCAGACGTTACTATTGCAGGTGATTTGACAATCTCTGGTGATGATTTGACAATGGGTACGAACACCTCTGGTCATATCATGGTGGCAGACGGTTCTAATTTCAATCCGGTTGCTGTATCGGGTGACGTGACTATCAGTAGTGCAGGTGCAGTTACCATTGCCAATGGTGCTGTTGAAACAGCGATGCTTAATGCTAATGTAATCACAGGTCAAACTGCTATTACTTCAGGGTTAGATACATCTAATGATACCATACTAATCCACGATGCAGATGCAGGTGCGTTGAAGAAACTAACACTCGCTAACCTGTCTTCTGGTCTTGGTGGTATTACAGATGTGGTCGCAGATACAACCCCACAGCTTGGTGGTAACCTCGATGTTAATGGACAGGATATCGTGTCTGTATCCAACGGCAACATCGACATCTTGCCAAACGGAAGTGGCGTAGTAAACATCGACGGTGACGGTTCGTCAGGTGGTGTTTCTATCTCTGATGGTCTGGTTGATATTCGCACAGGCACAGGCACACGTTCGCAGGTCAAGTTCTACTGTGAGTTTAGTAACGCTCATGCACAGACCCTGCAGCCACAGCCCCACTCTGCTGGTGTAACAAACACCTTGACTCTACCTGCAGGCAGCAGCCAAGAACTTGTAGGTACAACAGCCACACAAACCCTGACTAACAAGACAATCGATGCCTCACAGTTATCTGGCACGGTTGATAACGCACGTCTGGATGCAGAACTGCAGGCACTTGCTGGTCTGACTTCGGCAGCAGATAAGGGTATTCAGTTTACCGGGTCAGGCACGGCTGCAGTATACGACCTCACAGCCGCAGGTAAAGCCCTGCTAGATGACGCTGATGCTGCTGCACAACGAACTACCCTCGGACTCGGCACTGCGGCGGTTGCTGCTACGGGCATTAGTAGTGGCAACGTGCCTGTGTTTACCAGCGGTGTTGCTGACAACGACTTCTTACGTGTCGATGGCACGTCCATAGAAGGTAGGTCTGCATCAGAACTTGCATCCGATATAGGTGCAGCTAGTGCTGGTTTTGCGGTGGCTATGGCGATTGCACTATAGTTGACACAGGCTTTTACAAACAGTATAATACACTAAGGAGAAATCATGGCACAGGATTTCGAAAGAAACATATTCAGACAACTGACGACGGGTGCAGCAACTCTGCGAACTGCAGACTCTGACGATGCTCTTGTTGGTATTAATATTGCCAACACTACATCATCCCAGATTCTGGTGGACGTATTTATTACGTCATCGTCTAACGACTATTATCTCGTGAAGGAAGCACCTATACCTGCTGGGTCAGCATTGCAGCTTCTTGATGGCGGGGCTAAAGTTGTCATGCAGAGTGGTGATGTACTCAAAGCACAGAGTGATACTGCTACTAGCGCAGATGTTTGGGTTTCTGTTGTTGACTCAATCAGCACATAAGGAATAGGCGATGGCTTATATTGGTAACATACCTGCAACGCAGTTTGCTTCGTTAGACTACCAAGACTTGACAGGTGTAACAGGTAGCCCGTCTAAGAGAGGGTTTACTTTAAACAACACCGTAGGTAGTGCAAACGATATTGAAGTGTTTGTAAACAACGTGCGGCAAGAGCCAAGCGTTGCGTATACTGTGTCTGGCACTACACTTACTATGACAGGTGATGTAGAAACTACTGATGATTTTTACGTGGTGTTCCAAGGTAAGTCAATAGGCACTGCAAGTCATCCTGCTGGTAATGCTCTTGAGGCTACAAGTGGTACATTCACTGGTACACTTACAGCTACTGCAGGAGCATCCACTAACGCACTTAGCTTACAGTCTAGTAATTTTAAAATGACCGACCTGACTACCAATGCATTTTATCGCACTGGTACTTGGACACCTGTAGCTACTGGTAGCGGGGCTACCGACTCAACGGCAACAGTTTTTAGTGGTACTAACACAGAGCAAATCGGAAGATATGAACGCATAGGTGATATAGTACACGCATATTTTAGACTTACATTACAGGTGGCTACTATTAGTTATACTAATAATGGTGCAGATACTGACACACTTAGATTTACGGGATTTCCATTTACTGTTTCAAATATTAGTAGCTATTATCCTGCACTAAGTGTTGGAGATTTTGCAAACTGGACAAGTTGGACTGCTAGTTATACGCCGATGGGTTTTATGCTGCCTGCTACTAATACAGCTAGTATGAAATATGCTACAACAAACGCGGCAGGAGATATACAACTTCAGTATTTTAAAAATAGTGGAGCAAGTTTAACGGCTTCTGTTACTTATCAAACAGATGACGCATAGGAGTAAGTGATGTCAACCATGAGCAAAGAAGAAAAAGCTTGGAGAGAAGCACGGGATATGGCATTACTAGGCACAGATTGGTGGGCTACTTCTGACCGCACTATGACCACTGAACAGGCAGCATATCGTCAAGCTCTTCGTGATATCACAAACCATTCTAACTGGCCTAACCTGTCAGCTAGTGATTGGCCTACAAAACCAGAGTAGGAATAAGTAATGGCATTATCAAAAATTACAAATGGGGGCGTTGCTGCATCAGGTATGCCATCGGGTGGTGTTATTCAAATTCAACGGACACTGTTTACTGGGACATCAGAAGTGTCTATATCCGCTGATACCGATACTGTTTTTACAGATTTAACCGTTAATATAACACCTACTTCTACATCTAGTATTATTAGAATTGACGCACAAGCAACAGGAGAGTTTGCTAATCAAGGTGCTGCAACAGATTGTACTTGGTTTTTTTATAGAGACACTACAAAATTATCTACTCCAGTAGCTGGCAGTAGAAATGTGGGTGTTATGATGGGGGGTAATCTATCGTACGGCACATCACAGGCTGGTTCCACACCAGAAAGCGTTTACTATTCTTATTTTGACTCGCCAAGTAGCACATCACAGATAACCTACAAAGTAGGAATACATGTAAGCCAAGGCGGTTATAACTATTATTTAAACAGAACAAAAGATGATGCTGATGGGGTAGCTTATGAACGAGGCACTTCATTTATTTGTGTAACAGAAATAGCAGGGTAATTAGATGACACAAGCAAGAACAATGGCAGACTTTGTTAGTGGCACGACCACTATAACAGGCACTCCTACTTTTACTGGTACGGTAGCTGGTGCTGGTTCGATGGAAGCTATAAGCACAACAAATATTACAACTCCTGCAAGTTCTGTTACTTTTGATAATCTTAGCACCGACTACGATATCTTTCGTTGTATTTTCGAACTTCATCCTTCTACTGACAACATACAAATAGACCTTCAACTTCTAGATGCGGCTGGTTCAGCAATAACTGGTGCTACTTCATACGGAAGCTATGCTGATTTTGATGGAACGGCTATTACCGTTGATGCTGGAAGCACCATACCTTTGTCTGCTTCTAGTATAGGAAACGATACCCATGAAGGGCTAAGAGGGTCATTTGACCTTTTAGGAAGAAACTATGCTGTTGCAACAGATGTCGTTGCACCATGTATAACAGGAATTGCAATGGGTCACTATCAGGGTAACGTATTTTCTGGCGGTGTTTTTACTGGTGGATTAAATTCAGAACAAATACAAACAATCCGTGGGTTTTTAATAAAGGTTAGTAGCGGAAATATTGAAAGAGGCAAGATTTATTTATTTGGGATTAGAAACGAATGAAAAAATATGTAAATGGCGAACTTTTGGATTTAACTGCTGATGAAATAAAAATTCGTCAAGCGGAAGAAAAAGCATGGGCAGATGGTCAAGCTGCTCGTAATATGAAGCGGCTACGCACGGAGCGTAACCGTTTGTTGGCAGAAACAGATTACTTAGCACTGTCTGATAGCACTTTAACGGATGCTATGAAAACTTACCGCCAAAATTTACGTGACATCACAGACAATGCTACATCACTAGATGATGTAACTTGGCCTACAAAACCATAAGGATTAACACATGCCATACATAGGTAAATCCCCAACAGGTT